ACAACATGCATTGGGCTGGGATAATACGAATTGGTATCAAGCAGCATTAGATAAAGCACGTGAATTAACTGGAACTAAACCTACTACACAAAATACACAGCAACCAAAAGCAGAACCTAAACAACAATCACAACAAGCTCCAACTAAACAAGCCGGTAATGTTGATTTAGACCAAAAGATTAAAAATCCTGAAACTGATAATGATATTTCTTTAAAGAGTGCATTAGCATACGATAAAGATAGTGCAGTTTACAAAGCAGCAGTTCAAAAGATACAAAAAGATAAAGGTAGTAATGGTGGTGAACAAAAACCACAAGAACCTGTAAAAGGAGCATCAATGTTTGGAAAAGATTACAAAAATAAAAGATAAAAAGAAAGGGAGATTAATTCTCCCTTTTTTATTTGTATGAATATTTATATATATGATTTTACTTAGGGAATTATTTGAAGCTAAACCAAAAACAACGGATTTTTCTGCAATATCCAAAAAAACGGGTAAATTAGTATATTTTGATACTAAGGATAATATGGATGCTGCAGTTAGTGCAGGTACACATGAAACTCCTAAAGTAAAAGGAAAGGATGTAAAAGCTCCTACAAAATCTAATTTATTTAAAGGAGATTATGAAAAGGAAAGAGGTGGTACTATTGATGATACACAAAAGGCAGCAGACGATATAATAAAAGCAATTAAAAGTGTTGGATACAGTAGGGAAGTTACCCTTTATAGAAAAAATAAAAATGGTAAACTTGTACGAGATGTTCGTTTTAATTCAAAAGAAAATATAACTCCTGAAATAATTAAATCAACGGCTGATGAATATGGTATTGATTTAAATTTTATAAATAAATTAGGACTAGATACTAAAATAAAAGATAGGAATGGTAAACAGCAATCTATACCAGAATTAATGTCGGGCTTAATTTTATCACATTTGGAAGCAAAACAATACGCACCTGATGGAGTTGCAGCTAGTGATTATTATTATAAATTATATTCTGATGATGCAAATAAAGAAGCAAATGCAATTAAGAAAGGAATTGACCCAAATATAATTCAAAAGCAAACGGATAAAAAAGTAGCTAAGAAAGAATCGGATAAAACAGATTTGTACAATGAAGATAGTGCAAAAGATATAGCAAATGAACTTGTAAGAGTAAAGGATAAAATTGTATGGTCACCAACTCTTAGTGCAAAGGATGTGGTTAAGATAGCAAATAAATTTAAAATAGATGTAAATAGAATATTAAAACATCCCGAATTATATTTTGAAATATCTGGATTTAAACCAAACGAAAAAGATTTAAAAGAGTGGGGATATGAAAATCTAACCGATTATGCATTAGCTAGATTGGGAGAAACTATTTATTTTGGAAAAAATAATGATATTGATAGTATGGAGCAATTATCAAGCTTACAACTAGCATATCCACTAAAATATAAAAATCTTTCAGATGATGAGTGGGCTAAAAAAATGAAAGATGAAATGGAAAATCCAACAACTGTAGATGGTGGACTTATTAATTTCATTAAAAAAGAAAAGGGTGGTGATACAGATAATTCCTTTGTAGATATTTCTGAAGCTAATGATAAAAACCAATCTAAGTGGGTTAAGCAGCAAGCTAAGAAAAATCCAAACTATATAAAGGATATGTTTTCGTATCAATCAATGATAGATAAAAACGCTCTAAATAGAATTGATGAAATGTTAAAATCAGAACCACCTCCACCTGTTCAAACAAATGCGTTGTATAGAGGTATGGCTATGAAATCTTCTGATTATACTAAGTTTATGAAATCGTTTAAGGAGGGTAGTACTATTGATTTACCAATATCATCGTTTTCATTTGATGCTAAAACAGCTACCGAATTTGCTAATAATGTTGGTAATGCAAACGCAACAATAGATAAAGCAAATAATCAATCTATAATGATAAAAGTAGTAAACTCAAAAAATACATTCAATGGATTTTGTATGAATTCAAATATAGGTAATGTATCTGCCAAAACTAAAGATAGTATGTTCCCTGATGATTTTGGAACTTGGGCTGGTCAACATGAAGTACTTTTACCATCAAACAATAAATACAAAGTTGTGAAAACAGAAGCTAAAAAAATGGAAGGTGGTCGTTCCCTTACTATTATAACATTGGAACAAATTGGTACTAAAAACGAAATTAAGTTAAGAGAGTTTATAGATGACAACGAAAAGGATATTTTAAAGAAACATCTACAATACCCAAACAGGTCATCATTATTATATACAAAAGAAGGGGAAAATTAATCCCCTTTTTTATTTGGTAGTTTCAGATATTTTTCGTATCTTTGAGTAAATCTCAAACCCATATAAATGCTAAATTTGATTAAAAAATATACTTCAAAAAAGATTTGGAAAGTCCAATAATTTGTTGTATATTTGTAATCTCTTTATATTTATATACCTAGAGGGTGAAGGAAACTCACCTAAATAAAACCTTAAAACATAAACTCTTAAAACGTAAAACAATGGCTATTAATTTAGACGCAATCAGAGGTAGACTGAACAAACTACAAAGCACAACTTCAAAGAAAGTAGAACTTTGGAAACCAGCTCCGGGCAAACACACTATTCGTTTAGTCCCTTACAAATTCAACAAAGAGAATCCTTTTATTGAATTATTCTTTCACTACAACATTAACAACAAATCTTATCTATCTCCATCTTCTTTTGGCAGACCTGACCCTATCGTTGAGTTCGCTGATAAGTTGAAAAGAATGGGTGATAAAGAAGATTGGAAAGCTGCCAAGAAAATGGAGCCAAAACTTAGAACATTCGTACCAGTATTGGTAAGAGGTGAAGAAGGTGAAGGTGTAAGATTCTGGGGCTTTGGAAAAACTGTATATCAAGAAATTCTTGGTTACATTGCTGACCCTGATTATGGTGATATTACTGACCCAAATGAAGGTAGAGATATTACTGTTGAAGTAGTATCAGCAGAAGACAGTGGTACTTCTTACCCTGTAACAACAATCCGTGTTAAACCAAAGGAAACTCCTTTAGCAGCAACTAAAGAAGAAACTGACAAGTTTATTAATGGACAAACCGAAATCACAGACCTTTACCAAGAGTTGACTTATTCGGAATTGAAAAATGTATTAGAAGGTTGGTTAAATCCATCAGCAGCATCAGAAGAAGAAGTATCAGTATCAGCTGAAACACTTTCTTCAACTGCAAAGGATGAAGCCCCTTTTGATGTAGATGCTCCAAAAGCACCTAAATCAGAAACATCAGCTAAGAAAGTAGATGATGTGGCATCAGCATTTGATGACCTTTTCAATAACTAATAAGTAAAACAATTTATGGCAAAAGCAACTAAAGAGGTTGACTTAGCGGAAGTACTCGTTGAGTCCCTTAACAAACAATCAAAAGACCAAAAGGTAGCATTCTTTTTAGATAATGATGATGCACCAACAAATGTAGAAGGCTGGGTTTCAACCGGAGCATCTATGTTGGATGTGGCAATATCAAATCGCCCTTATGGTGGATTACCTGTTGGAAGAATTACCGAAATTACGGGATTAGAACAAAGTGGTAAATCATTAGTATCAGCTCACTTACTTGCGGAAACGCAGAAGTTAGGTGGATTGGCAGTATTGATTGACACTGAGAACGCGGTAAGTAGAGAATTCTTAGAAGCCATTGGAGTAGATACAACCAAATTACTTTATGTAGCAGCTGAGACTGTTGAACAATGTTTCGAATATACGGAAACTATTATTGAGAAGGTAAGAACTTCCTCTAAAGATAAGTATGTAACAATCGTTGTGGATTCAGTAGCAGCAGCATCAACTGAAAAGGAGATGGAAGCTGATTATGGTAAGGATGGTTACGCTACGGATAAAGCAATTATCATTTCCAAAGCAATGCGTAAAATCACAAATTTAATTGGTAGACAGAAAATCACTCTAGTTTTCACAAACCAATTAAGACAGAAGATGAACGCAATGCCATTCTCTGACCCTTGGACAACTTCTGGTGGTAAAGCAATCGCTTTCCATGCATCGGTTCGTTTGAGATTAAAGAGTATGGGAACAATTAAAGCAAAAGATGGTAGTGGTAACGAAAGAATTGTTGGTATCAAAGTAAGATGCCAGGTTGTAAAGAATCGTATGGGACCACCATTACGTTCAGCAGATTTTGATATCTTCTTTGATAGAGGTATTGATAACTACGGAGCATGGTTGGGAATGATGAAAGAAAACTCAATTGTGAAGCAAAGTGGAGCTTGGTATGAATACATTGATATTGAATCAGGCGAAGTGATTAAGTTCCTAGCAAAGGACTTTCCAACTACAT